AACACCCAGGGCCACGCCCTATTCATATCAACGCCCACGGGCAAGTCAAACTGGTTCTATGATCTATTCATGCGACACACTGAGGACAAGAACAATTGGGCCAGTTTCCAATACACCAGCCTGGATGGTGGCAGGATACCCCCAGAAGAGATAGAACAGGCCCGCATGGACCTGGATGAGAGGACATTCCGCCAGGAGTTTGAGGCAAGTTTTGAGACCTTTGTTGGTCGCATCGCCTACAACTTTAGCCGTGAGGAATCAGTGTTGACCATAGAGGATGTGGACACATCAGTGATACACATTGGCATGGACTTCAATGTCAGTCCCCTCACAGCCGCCATACATGTCCGTAAGGATGACACCCTTTACCAATTTGATGAGATCAACATACATTCAGCCAACACCAATGACATGGTTGATGAGATCAAATCAAGATACCCCCGTTCAAAGATATTCGTTTACCCAGATCCCTCAGGTAGTGCCCGTAAGACAGCGGCCAATGGCCAGACTGACCACAGCATATTGGCCAATGCTGGGTTCATAGTGAAAGCACCCAGAAAGCACAATGCCGTGAGAGACAGGATCAACTCATATAACGCAAGATTGAAATCCACGGACGGGGTCAGACACCTCTACATATCACCCAACTGTAAGCACACCATAGAATCATTGGAGAAGTATTGCTACAAGGAGGGCACACAGGTGCCTGACAAGGGAGAGTGGGATCACATGTTTGATGCCGCCTCATACTGTGTTGACTTCCTATTCCCACTGACCAAGGACAGGGGTCCAATGCCACTACCACAACGCTGGGGACACAGTTTATATTGATAAATAATAACTAGACACGAGGATAACATTAAATGGCGATATCAAGAACCTTATCAAACGAAATTGAATTACTGATGTCAGGTAATCCGATTTACAACGATTATTATAACCGTTTCAAATACCTATATGAGAGTTATATCGGTGGAGAGGCATATCAGGAAGGCCAACATCTCACCAGATACCAATTGGAAACATCCAACGATTACAGTGCCAGACTGGCAACGACACCCCTGGACAACCACTGCCAATCAGTGGTGCAGGTCTATAACTCATTCCTATTCCGTGAACCACCAATGAGAGAATACAATGGCCTGGACCAACTACCTGAGGTAGAGGCATTCTTAGAAGATGCTGACCTGGATGGCAGATCATTGGACGCATTCATGAAGGATGTGGCCACATGGTCATCAGTGTTTGGACACTGCTGGGTATTAATGGCCAAGCCCAACACCAATTCCAACACCCGTGCTGAAGAACTTGGACAGGGCATCCGACCATATGTTAACCTCATAACACCAATGATGATGTTGGATTGGTCATACACCAGGGCCATGAGTGGCCATTATGGTTTGGATTACATACGCTATGTCGAGGACATCAACGGTTCCATCCGCACAGTGAAAGAATGGTGGCCAGACAAGATAGTGACCACAGTGGTTGACATCGACGAGGACAGGATTGATGACCAATATGAGGAAGAGAACCAATTGGGCATGATCCCAGCGGTCTGTGTCTACAACAAGAAATCAACCATCAGGGGCATCGGAGTCAGTGACATCACGGACATCGCGGATGCACAGAAGATGATCTACAACCTCAACTCAGAGATCGAACAGGGCATCAGACTGGATGGACATCCAAGTTTGGTGGTGACTCCCAACACCAGCGTTGGATCAGGTGCTGGTGCCGTGATACACATGCCAGAGGACATTGATCCAGCATTGAAACCCTACATACTAACCCATGGTAACACCAACATTGATGCCATACTAAAGACCAAACAGAGTCTTGTGGAATCAATTGACAAGATGGCCAATGTTGGTGCCGTGCGTGCCACGGAATCAAGATCAATGAGTGGCGTGGCCATGGAGACGGAGTTCCAATTATTGAATGCAAGACTATCAGAGAAAGCAGATAACCTTGAACTGGCGGAAGAGCAATTATGGCGTCTGTTTGCCATCTATCAAGGCTATTTTTGGGATGGTGGGGTGGACTATCCAGATTCATTCGGCATCAAGGATGTGGCCAATGATATTAGATTGATGTTGGAGACTCGTAAAACCGTAACCGATCCCAAACTTATTAAATTGTTGGAGCGTGAGATCGCTGAGGCACACTTTGGTGAGGAGATGATGGATGAGTATGATATGGACTTTGAACCACACGAGATGATCAATCCAACAACGGGTGAGGCCGTCTTGGCTGAGTCCTATGAGGAACACCTAGCGTTGGGCGACCAGGGCTATGTGCATCAAGAGGAGATGGAATGATGAAATACAAGACCAAGAAGAAGAAACCAGGTAAGAAGAAATACTAGGAGTGACACCAAATGGCCACATACTATGGTAGCACATGCAAGGGTGATTGTTCCGGCCACAGGAAAGGAGCCAGTTATGTCCGCAAAGGCGGCCGCAAACTGAGTCCACACTCGGCCAGTTTCAACAAGGGCATGAGGATCGCCCAGAGGCAGTTGAAGAACAAGGGCAAGGTCACCAGGCTTAGGAAGATAAAATAATGCACTTGCTCAGGCAGGGGCCATCCGTGCTTCAGGATATAAAACAATGAAGCCCAAATAGTTAAGGATAAATATTTGCCTTAACAACAACACTCTTTAAGGAGGCACGCGACATGAGCGAAGAAATCATGGCAAATGAAGTAACAGAAACAGAAACAGCAACTGATGCTGAAGCAACGACTGAAAATCAGGCAACACCAAACGCTAAGACATACACACAGGAAGAGTTTGATAACCACATGGCGGGGCTGAAGTCCAGTCTTACCAAGAAGTTTGAGAGACAATTCCAGGAATTGGGTGACTTAGAGGAACTGAAACAACTCAAGGCCAAGGCAGAGAGGGCCAAGGAAGCAGAGGCCATACGCAAGGGCGAGTTTGAGAAGATCCTCAGTGAAAAAGCGGAAAAATGGAATAGTGAAATCCAGAAGAGAGATAACATCATCAAAGAATACAAGGTAAATGCGCCACTGTTAAATGCGGCGGCAAAATATCGCTCTGTAAATCCTGAGCAGGTCAAGAGTTTATTAGCCAACCAGGTTAGGCTAAATGAGAATGGTGATGTAGAGGTTGTTGGCAGTGACGGAACAGTCCGTTACAATGATGACGGCAAGTTAGTCACAGTTGAGCAATTGGTTGACGGTTTCTTGAAAGAGAATCCTCATTTCGTGCAGGCAACACCAGCGACCACAAACACAAAGAGTTCCGTGACCGGATTATCCGCGACAGAATTTGATCTCTCTAAGTTAGATTTAACTAAACCAGAACACAGAAGAGTATATCAGGAAGCCAAACAGAAAGGCTTGCTGTAAATTTAATTTAACTTAATAGGAGAATTTCCAAATGGCAAATTCAGCTTATGCGTCAGGTTTTAACACTGATGCTTTATTTGTGCCTGCCAAGGCGGCAACGGTTTATGCGGCACATGAGAGTTCATTGTTCTTGTCAGGACAATTAATTCCAACAGTATCTGCACCAAACGGTGTATTACAAGTTCCAGAATTAGCGGCTGTTTCAGCAACTAAATTAACATCTGAAGCAGGAACAGGTGTTGACTTAGATACAGTATTACCAGCAGACACTAAAAACTTAATCCAGGCTAACCTACATGCGGCTCGTTCCGTTGTTCGTGACCTTGGTAACATTGACCCACAAGAAATTGGTCGTTCATTAGGTAACGCTGTGTCATCATCATTTGACAAAGATGTCATGGCAGTTATGGGCACATTGACAGGTCAAGAGATCACTGCAGGTGATTTAGATCTTGACGAGATCTTTGCGGCAGTTGGCACGATCCGTGCGGCAGGCGAAACAGGTCAGTTATATGGCGTTGTTGGTGCAGGTTCATATGCGGCATTGATGTCAGCAATTGGTAGCCAATCATATGCTGGTGGTGACTTATTCCAAGGCCAAGCATTACGCTCAGGCTTCTTTGGTTCTATCGCTGGTGTGCAGTGTTTCGTATCATCATACTTAGATGCTACAAACACAGGCGTCACTGGTGCTAAGATGGCTATCTTCGGTCAGGATGCTATGCGTATCGCTATGCAGAAAAATGTTGACCTAGAAGTGGCTCGCCGTGCTGAA